ATATGAGTTAAAAAACAACTCATTTAAGAAATTATATGACGGAATAAAAAATTAAATAGTAAATAAATTATGAACAACAAAATCAAATCGTTACCACGTGTAACAAATAAGCAGGAGGAGAAAATACTCGCAAAAGAGTTGCGAATTGCACTGAGAAGCGGTAACTTACCGTTCCAATTCATAGATGAACATGAACGCAGATACAGGCGAACGGTCTATGACGTAGGGCGTGAGTTGGGAGTTAAATTTACGGTTAACAGAGATAATGATGTTTGGACAGTAAATTATAAAAAAATAGCCGGAGGACGCAAGAAAAGCACTAAAAGAATATAACTTATGAAAAATTACAGATACGCCTTACAAAGAGGCAGCAAGCATACCATTTGCCCAAATTGCCACAAGAAAACATTTAAACCTTATGTTGACAGCATGACGGGTGAGGTGGTCAACCCTTCGAGGTATGGGAGATGCGAACGCATTCAGAGCTGTCGTTACCATCGCTACCCGAAGATAAGAGAGGATGACATTTCAAGTTCAAGGTATGTACCTCCAGCACCAGAAGAGATCAAGCCATTGGATTTTGTAAGTAAAGACTTGATGCAGGCAACGTTCAACGAGTTTAAGAGTAACGTCTTTTTCATGTACTTGGTTAAGATGTTCGGCATTGAAAAGGCTTACCAGTTGCAGGAAGCGTACAATATCGGCACAGCTAAAGGTGGTGGAATTATTTTTTGGCAAGAAGATAGAAAAGGGAACGTCAGAACTGGAAAGGTGATGTATTACCATCCCAATGGTAAAAGGATAAAAGAGCGCAACAGTTGGTTTGTTCACAAAAAGATAAAAGATGATTTCAATTACCGTCAATGCTTCTTCGGGCTTCACCTGACAACACCTGATAAGCCTGTGGCACTTTGCGAGAGTGAAAAAACGGCTATTATTATGAGTGTTTTTGAGCCCGGGTACACATGGATAGCAAGCGGAGGGAGTGAGATGCTTAATGATGAACGATTATTTGAATTGCCACGTTTAGATAAGGTTTTTGCGGATAATGGACAATTTGAGAAGTGGGAGCGAAAAACAAGGGCGTTTGAACCTGAAATGGATATATCAGTAGACGAGGCGGTTGAAGATGGGATCTTAAAAGATGGGGATGATATACTTGATTTATATTTGGCAAGAGAAAAGAAAAACGAGTTAAATTTGGCTATATAGTTCGGTATATCGAAATAAAAGAGTATATTTGTAGCTCATCATAAAAGAAGTAATAATCTATGACATGGCAAAGAAGAAGTTAGAACAAGATTTAGCAGAACAAATACAACCAGAGCCACACACCAACGGCACTATCAAGCATGATTTCAAAAAGATAGCGGAAATAATGTTCTGGACACCAGCAAAGGGCGAGAGCTATGAAAAGCTGTTTATTCGTATGGGTAAGTCAACATTTGATTTGCCTCATCACGAAATAGTCGATATAGTTCATGCCGGAGGGCTTCAGCAGTGGGCGGAGACGTTAAGGGTTGATTCGCAAAAGGAGTTATACGATAGGCTTTTTAATGCCATGCGGCGCACTGTTGTTGATCCCGCTTTTCAGGACAAGAAGAAGATGGATGAATTTCCTCCGCTAACTAATTTTTATTATCTGGCGCAAACACTTGACAGGCGGGGCAAACATCACTCAGAAGCTGAAAGCATATCAGAGATAACGTGGGATACAATATTGGCTCGTAAATTTTTAAATGAGAGGGTAGCTAAGATGTTCGGAAATGAGCCTGACAAGCAAAAATTCAAAGAGGCAAGTGAAAAAGCAAAGGCTATTTGGGGGTTCTCAGACAAGGATATGGAGGCGATAAGATATTTTGTTTGTCAATCACGGCACGAAAACCATAATCCATCAATGAACAAGTCTATTTATTTGTGGGGACAGGAAAAGCAGACAGGCAAAACAACCATAGCGAGGGCGATAGTAACGATCCTCAACGGGGATAAGTTCGATAACTTCGGTAGGTATGAGAGCAGTCTAAAAGCGGAATTGCAGTACAATGATCATGAATTACCATTATCGGCTTATTGCAACGCTGTATTACTCGATGAGGCAATGCCGAAAGATGCGAGTAAAACATATGGAGGTGTGAAGCAGGCGTTGACATCGGACACAACAAGATACAACCAAAAATACAAGTCTATCAAGACAATACCCGTTAAGCGTTATTACTTTTGCACATCGAATGAGCCTGCTACTGATTTCATTCAGGATAAGAACGAAAGACGCTTCTATGTTATCGAGATGAACAAAAAACCTAAGCAAATATCATTCAAGGAGATTTATTCTATCTGGAAATATTTTTGCGTCAATGCAGAGCCCGAAGAGGATTGGCAGGAGTGGTACAACTCATTTGAATTTGCAGACGGTGCAGGGACAAGGGATATGAATGAGGTGATAAATGAGTTGATATTGCGAAGGGATGAGTTCTTTCCTGACGGTAAAACGTATGTTACACCAGTTCAAATTGCACGTTTGATCTATAAGAATGAGCCGTCAATCAGTCAGAAGCAAGCGGTAAGGTCGGCGATGGAAGAGATATTTAATGATTTCAGGGTGGCGAGCAATCCATCAAATTACAGGACATCTGACTGTTATTCAAAGGCAACAGAATTATATAATGAGCTGAGCCTTGAGGACAAGCAGAGCGGAAAAATAGCGGAGGAGGTGGAGAATGATTTACCATTTTAGCGCAAAATTCAACAATGATCCTCATGTGTATCACGGTGAATTTAACACGATTTATGAGCCTGATAGGATAAATGATGCAGTCAAAGAAAAGATATTACAACAGGCTAAAAATGAACTACTCAATAAGATGAGGGGTGATTGGCAGAAAGAGGACAAGGATATAACAATGTATCAAGTTTACACTCACAACCGACCGCTTGACTTGAAATTTAAAAACAAAGCGAATGAAGTGAGAGGTGGCGACGGGAGCGAGATAATGTTATTTGAGTATAAGAAAAAGTAATAATAAAATGAGCAACCTAAAACTATATAACTACCAACAGCGAATAGTAGAATTTTGTAAAACAACAGACAAAATAATCCTAAGCGTTGGCTGCGGGTTAGGAAAATCAGCCTCCATACTTCATTATATCAATGAAGCAAAACCAAAATCGTGCATCATTATTGCACCCAAATTCGTGGCGAACCACGTGTGGAAGCAAGAATGTGTCAAGTGGAATTTGCACGATTTGCATGACAAATTAGTTATTTGTTGGCATTATAATAAAAAGAAGCGGTTAGAGATTATCCGTGAAGCGTACGATAATAATAAATACCTTATCGTCACACGGGATAATGTAGGCGATATTTCAGATATGAAGCTGGAATTTGATTTGCTGGTAATGGATGAGTTGACATCTTATAAAAACCATGCATCAGGAAGGAGCGGATCTGTTTATAAGATTAACGCAAAACAGCGAATCGGGTTGACAGGTACATTTATTACGAATAGTGCCATCGATATTTACGGTCAATTAGTGGCGGTTGGGTTTGGTAATAATGCACCGCAAAAAGATATTAACAGAGGGTTTTACAGGTGGAGGGCAACACATTTCAGGGATGTTTTGTCGGGTGCCGGGTTGAAATTTCAAAAATGGCAAAATGTAACGCCACTTAAAGATATTATCGCACCATATAAGAAAAATATCTTCACCCTTGACAGTTCCGACTGGTTAGAAGTGCCAGAGGTATCGTATATTCCTCATGTGGTTGAATTGTCTGATCCTGAAATGAACGAATATTTAAGGCTCAACACGATGCTATCAGTGCAGTTAAATGATGAGGTGATTGCGTTCACAGAAAACCAAAAGTTTGCAAAACTTCAAACATTATGCAATGGCTTTGTGTATGTTGATGATGTGAAGACTGGATTACGAGAGGTGAAGCGAGGCGAGCACTCATCAAAGCTAGATGAGGTAGTGGAGTTTGTTGCAAGGGCGGTATCAGAGGGCGAGCAGGTGTTATTGTTTTATGCTTTTATTGAAGAACGTGAGTGGATTTTAGAGAAGTTGAAGAAGGAGCATATAAAATTTGCTGATATTAAGAGTAAAAATGCTATCAATAAGTGGAATAATAGAGATATAGAGGTACTGTTAGGACACCCGTCAAGCTGTTCGCATGGCTTAAATCTTCATCTGTCAGGTGCACGTATGATGGTATGGTCATCACTTCCTTATGATGCTGAATTATGGTCGCAAGGTTGCGCACGGCTTATCAGGCAAGGACAGAAGCGAGGTGTGCAAATTCACTCGTTTGTCGCTAAAAATACGGTTGAGGTGAAAAAATATAGTTCACTCCAAAATAAACAAGAATTATTGCAGGAATTCATTGATTTAACTAAATAGGTGTATGTTTTTAATATCTTTTAACATAATTAATTAGTCTTATATTTTGGTATATCAAAATAATGTGTTATCTTTGTAGTGTTCAGTTAAACAAGTAGTAATAATCAAAAAAAAGTAACAGAATTATGAAAAAGAAAGAGGTAAAAAAAATCGAGTATTGGTTAGACGGGATGACTTCATCCTTCATGGTGGATAAGGATGAATATTACAATTGGAATATAAACAGATCGGGGTTTATGCTGGTGGAATACATAGATGGAAGTATTAAAACATTCAACAGGGTAGTATCATGAAAACAAAAATCAAAGTGACGGTAAGACGTGAAGAGGTCAAGGAACTGGAGATCAGTTTCCCTTATTACGTGAAAGATGGATGCGTATTAATTAAATTCTTTGACAGAAGAAAAGGTCTAATGGTTACAGATTATGATTTCTCCAAGCAGGTACAATATATGCAAATGCCTGAAAATTGGCTGTCGTTTAAACCAACAACAGAAGCTGTTTTCAATAAGGCTTTTGATAAAGTAATGAACGATTTAATAAAAATGAATAATGAAAAGGCTATTTAATGGTTTAGGCAAAAAAGGCAGGATCATGATGTGGTTCTGCCTGATCGGGACAGGGTATATTTTAATGATGGTGGTATTGGGATTGATTTATTAAAACAGGAGGGATTATGAAAGAAGAAGAAAAAGTTGCATACACGAAAGGATACATGGAAGCCCTACGGTGGAGAGACCCAGAAAAAGAATTGCCGGAAACAGATGAGATGGTGTTAATTCAAGTACAAATTCGGTACACTGATACCATTGTAAAAGTTTTCCCATCAATAGGTATTTTGAGCGAGTGCGGTTTAACTCATAAAATGAGACTTGTAGATACGCACAGGAGTAATGGATTGATTATCGGCTGGAGACCGATAGAATAATTAAAACAAGTGGAATGAAAACATTAAACAAACTACGTGACGAAGTTCACGAAAACGCAAAAAATAAAGGTTTTTGGGATAAAGAAAGAGAGACAGGAACACTGTTAATGCTTTGCGTATCAGAATTGGCGGAGGCGATGGAAGCTGATAGGAAAGATAGACATGCACAAATAGAATCATTTGACAATTATCTAAAATTTGCTAAAGTCTCAATTACGGATTTTGACATGAACAATGAAAATTGCGAATGGGTTGCAAATAAATTTGAATCAACCATCAAGGATACATTTGAAGATAAATTAGCAGACGCTATTATCAGAATACTCGACCTGTGCGGAGCAAAAGGCATCGATATCGAAAAGCACATTGAGTTAAAGATGAAGTATAACGCAACCCGTGAAAGGATGCACGGCAAAAAGTATTGATATGAAAATAGAACGTAACAAAATAATTGAAGCCACCGAAGACGAACTGATGGAGCACTACCTGAAAAAAGGGTATGACGACATATATTCTTTTCGTGAGTACTTGCGGTTAATGGTTGAGGCGGGCGTGAAGATATTGGAGGAAGAAGATCATTTGTAAACAATTCTTAAGATATGATACTACTAAATGATATTTCCCGATGCTCAAATGAGCGTTGCAAGAAGAAGCTAAAATGCAAGAGGTATCTGGACTGCCTGCCTTTCGAGGTGTACAGCTATAGTGATTTTAACGAGGTGGATTGTGGGGATTTTATTGAAAATGAATTAAAAAACGATGGCATTTGACAAGGACTTATACAACGGATATAAGGAAATAGCATCATCATTTGTTCGCAACATGCCTTATCTGTACAAGGGCGATCCATTAGACTGGATAATGGGAAATGTTGGGATGATGAAAGATTTGATGGACAGCGAGGATTACGAGGCAATGATGGCGATAAAGGATTCTATTTCGGAGTATCTGAAAGAAACATTTAAAGAATTTCTTACTGAAAAAGAGATAGATCGTTTTGTTGAAAAGAGTATAGACAAGGAATTTGAGAACGAACTAAAAAACGAGAAGTAATGAGCTGCAAGAAAATTAAAGATGAAATTGTTTGTGTTGGCGACGATTCATTCCATTGCCCACACTGCGGAAAAGTGTACAACGATGAAAAGTACTGCGACCGGATAAACAAGAACAAAAGAGGATACACAAGGATATATTGCTCCTGCGGAAAACCGTTCAATTTATTTGTCGATACGTTCGGTATTTATCACGGTGTAATGACATTTAAGCAAATGATAGAAAAACATAAGCAAAAACAAGCCCTGATAGACACGATGCGGGGTGATGAAGAAATCGGGTTATATGACGATAATCCCAAAAATCACGGATATGAGCGATAAAACGTGCTGGATTACGAAGCACGAAACTGTCTAATCGCTACGAACTTTGAAACGAGAAAAAATATTTAATAATCGCACGAAATCCAGCATGTTTTATATTATATGTTGTGCGTAGTGCTTTAATAGTTAAAACGATGGAAATATTCAATTTGTCATTTAGTAAATTTATTGGTAAAAACGTAACATTATCAGATGAAGGGGAATATTGCTGTGGTGACTATATACCTGGAAGATTTTACTCAGGTAAATTCGGAGGTGGTTTTTATGAGTCAGATGGGATTTACTTTAAAGTTGATGATAATATGATAAAAATGGATGTTAAAACAAAAATAACATTCAGCGAGTAGTGTTCTTGTATTACGCACAACGGAATATTGTATGGTGTAGTGGCTGCCTAATAAAAGCCACAAAAATTCAAACACGTAAAAACTTAGATATGAAAAACGAAACTCAGAAAACAGAACAGTCATGCACTATACAAAGTGTTAACGGCTGCCGTTTGCTTCATTTATCTTTGAAAAAAGAACCTTTTTCCGTAATGGTTACAGGCGAAAAACGGGAGGAATTTAGAAAAAATAGCGACTGGATTAGAAGCCGTTTGTTCGATAAAGACGACAATGAAAAAGAATACGATTATATAAAGTTTGTAAACGGATATGGATCTGACAAGCCTTACTTTATATGCAAATACGAAGGTTTTATGGAATGTTATATGAATGTTGCTGAACGCAAATACTCAAACGGCTTATCAATTACAGGAATAGGCAAAGGCGACTTCATAATTTATTGCGGTTATATTGTTGAAAGCGGTAATCTCGGTTGCCGTTAACGATTAACTCATTGCTGACTGTGCTTGATTCAAGGCACGTCAGCTCATAAAACAACTAAAGATGAACAACGAACAAAAAGTACAGAATTTGCACGTCAGCCAGCATAGCAGCAATGAAATGTTAGGCGATGTTTTAGTTTTTGATGTTCCAAACGGTAGTTATAATTTTTCAATCACCGAATGGGATAATTTTAACGAAGAACATACGCTTAGGTATAAGGTTCAAACGCATTACGATGGGGCATCTGGTCAAACATTTGGGCATACGCAAAGACATAGTGAAGCTATTGTCATCAGCAAAAGTGGCAATTGGGTAATTGAAAAAGTTGAAAACGGGAAGGTGGTAGTTAAAAATATCGCCTAACGGAAGGTGCTATGCGTGCGGTTTTGCTCGCACTACCGTATCAATTTAGCACCTAACTATCTGCAAAACTGACGTATAGCACGTGTTGCCGCCAGTATTTTATTTAATCACTTTAAAACTAATTATATGAATCAGGTTCAAATGGCAGCAAAACTTTACGAATGTAGAGATACTGCAAAAAGATTTTTCAGGGAAGAATACAAGGCAAAATTAGAGCCTTATACACACATTATTCAGGCAGTTATGAAAGCAAATAATTTGGAAGAAATACCTGCATTGCTTAAAATCAGTCAAACTGAAACCTATCAAGAAAATCCGATGGGGCAAATGCTTTTCATGGCTGCCGTTGTCGAACTGATAGAGCCGTCTTAATATTGGCGGTAACACGGTATTTACGAATGTTTAAAATGAATATTAATCATGAACGATAAAAAAATGGAAACCAATAGAATGGTTTGAGTGCCCTGAATGCCGGGGTGAATTGGAGGGGTTTACAGAGGCGGAAGATGATTTTTTCTTCGATGGTGACCCTATGCAATGCGCCAATTGTGGATGGGAGGGAGAGATAATTATAGTTGAAAATGAAGCATGGGTAAAAGAAATTGATTAATAAGTAGTAAATAAGCAATAAGCAATGAAAAAAAGAAAAATATCTGGCAAGAAACAGAAGCCGAATATGGCGGAGAATGATGGTGAAGTAGACACGTCAATGGGCAAGTATTATTTAGAAAATAAATTAGTTAAAAAATTAAATGTTAAGGGAGAGGTGATATGAGATCAAGAAACACACGTACATCAACAACATCAACAACATCAACGATTAATGCGGAAGTGCCGTCTTTCGACGAGATTTGCGAAATGGCGGGCTTCGGAGACTTAAAGCAGGATAACAGGGCGGGGCAGAACCCGATTAAAAGGATGGCAATATGGCATTATATGCATGACATGGGGATTAGATTGACAGATATTGGCAGGCAGTCAAACCGCTCACATGCAACCGTCTGGAGCGGTATCAGGAAGTTTAACGACTATCTTGGGTATGGCGATAAAGTCAGTTTGAAATTAAGGGATGAGATCAATGAAGTAGTTTCGGGGAACGGGTAAAAAATTATGAATAATGACTAAAAAATATACCAAATCAGAACTGATACTAGAGCAGGAATGCTGTAATATAGCACGTCAAAAAGGACTTGTGGCTGTGAAGTTAGAGAAAAATAAGCATAAGGGAATTCCGGATTACATGTTCATACAGGAGGGCGGTAAATGTTTATTTGTCGAATTCAAGCGACCGGATGGCAGAGGAGTTGCATCGGAGGAGCAACGGTTTTGGGCGAAATTCCTTGGCTATTCGCATAGATTTATCGATGATGCGGAGGAATTTGAGGGTGTAATTGAGTGGTATTTCGAGTGAAATATCAGATGTGTTTGATTTAAAAGATCGGTTTTTCAGTGGAAATCGATCTTTTTTTGTTCAATATCATGGGTGGTATTTGATTTTTCCGCACTTTTTCTCAATTTTTAGTCAATTTTTCTCTACTTTTTCATCGTTTTTGGTGCATTTTTCGCTGTTTTTGGTGCATTTTTCATCGTTTTTGGTGCATTTTTCGCTGTTTTTCTCCACTTTTTCATCGTTTTTAAAGATATTTTAACCAAAAGCGGCATTTTTTGAGAACAGGTTTTACAAAAGTTAACATGAATTTAACATCTATTATAGGAATAGGCGTGTTTTTTAATATCCATTAACTACGGTTTTTCGGTGTTTTTGCTGGTAAAAATAATTTTTTCAAGGCTGTTTGCGTCAGGGTTTGTGTTAGCTGGTTTTGTTTTGTGTCAGGGTAATTTGGTGTGCGTCATGGTGTTGCATCAGGGTTGTAAAGTGTTGCTTCATGGGATTAATCGGAGAAATGTATAAAGTTAATTATAAAGTATAAAATAAAATAATAGTTAAAAATCATCTATAACTACTTAATAATCACTATATTACTATATATATTATTATTATTATATAAATATTATAGTAAACTATATATATACAATAGGGCTTTTCTATATATAGTTTTATGAAATAAAATAAAATAATAATTGGTATATCTTTTTGCTCGTAACAATCTAAAAATTAATCAGTTATCCGAATTATTTTTATTTTTAGAAAATAATTTTTTACCAGAATAAAATATTTTTGACACCACTAAAACGCTGAAACCGTTTGCTACACTACATTACAGCACATACAGACGAAAAACTAAATTTATAATTGAAAAGTGGTTGAAAAATAATCGAAAAATAATCCCGATTTGTTTGGTTTATTAATTTAAAATGCTTATGTTTGCTGCATTACATTACGAAATGAAAAAATAAAGCCAACGTGTTTTAACCGTGGGAGTATGTCAGGTTTGGCGCATGAAAAATATTGAAGGCAGTTTTTTAAATTAATTGCTCATCATGAATAGAAAGACGGAAGAACAACGGCATATGGATGAAATGGCAAAACTCACTGATAAGCAGGAGAAGTTTTGCTACGAATATGTGTTGCATCTTAACGCTTCAAAGGCGGCAATAAATGCTGGATATAGCGAAAATTCAGCTAAAGAAATAGGTTGCGAAAACTTAACCAAACCTAATATACGGGCACGTATAAAGTATATGCAAGACAACCTTGCGGAGACGGCTCAACTGTCGGCATTGAGGGTTTTAAAAGAACATGAAAAGATAGCCTATTCCTCTATTGCTCACATGCACCAAACATGGATAGAGCGCAAAGATTTTGAGGAATTGACAGACGATCAGAAGGCTTGTATAAAATCAATATCAACAAAAATTTTAAAGAAAAATATAGGAACAAAAGAAGACCCTGAAATAGTTGACGTTGAGTATGTTAGAATCGAGTTATATGATAAGCAGAAGGCTTTAGATGCTATTAATCAAATGCTCGGCTACAATGCGCCCACGAAAAACGAATATTCAGGTGACGCAATAAATATTAATTTTATCAATCATTCTAAAGACCAATAGCTTATGGATATTAATATAAAAACAGGCACGATATTTCATAAAACCAAACAAGCCTTTGAGGATGGTAATAAGATTATCGTTCACAGGGGCGGGACCGGTTCAGGCAAAACATATGATATTGTTCTGTTTTTATTTTCCATAGCACTAAGATTTAAGGATTTAATTATAACCATCGTTTCAGAATCCAAACCGCACCTTGACATCGGAGCAATAAGAATTTTATCAAATGTTTGTAAGCCTTTAGGATTGTGGGGGAAAACAAGTTGGAACATATCAACATCGAGATGGACCGCTCCGACCGGATCAATCATAGAGTTTTTCTCGGCTGATAGAATTGACAAGGCTTTAGGTGCAAGGCGTGATTACTTGTATGGTAATGAGGTTAATTCTTTAAAGAAGGATGTTTGGGATGAATTGGCAAGGCGCTCGGAAAATGTTATTGCAGACTTTAACCCTACGGCTCAATTCTGGATGGAAAATTGGCTATCAAATTATGACAAGACGGTTGTAATAAAATCTAATTATACTGACAATCCTTTTCTTCCTGAAACGGAGCGCAACAGGATCGAGATGCGCGTTTCAAGGGATGAGAATTTCAAGCGGATACACTTTGATTGTGAGTATGGAGTAACGGAGGGAATTATATTTTCTAACTGGTATCAGATAGATAAGATACCGCAGGAGCTGGAAGAAAAAGCTATTTACGGGCTTGACTTCGGGTTTACGAATGATCCTACCGCTTTGATTAAAACAATAGAAGTGGGAGATGCTTTTTATTTTGATGAATTGATCTACCAAACCGGTATGCTCAATTCGGATATCATAAAAAGGTTTGATAGTTTAGGCTTAAAGAAAAATTACGATGAGATCATAGCAGACAGTGCAGAGCCTAAAAGCATACAGGAGTTGTGTAACGCTGGGTATAATGTTAAAGGGGCGGTTAAAGGTCCCGATAGCGTTATCAAGGGTATTGATACGCTTTTAAGCAAGCCTATATATGTAACTAAAAGAAGCGTTAATTTGATAAAGGAATTAAGGTCATATAGCTGGGCGTTAAATAAGGATGGCAACCCGACTAATAAGCCTATTGATGAATACAATCATTGTTTTGTTGGGGAAACAATGATAACCACCGATAACGGTGAAAAAAGAATTGATAAAATAAGAGTAGGCGATTTTGTAGCCACTTCAAATG